GTTCGAGTGCCCCATCTGCCGGGCCACCCACATCGGGTGCTCGCCGGCTGACAGCATCATCGACGCGTAGGTGTGGCGGGTCTGGTATGGCTTCCGGTACCGCACCTTTGCCGCCTTCAGGGCGCGCGTCCAGACGATCCGGATGGAAAGGTCACCGCCCCATCGTTCACCGTGGCGCGGGTCCTGAAACACCTCCTTGCCGGCCAGCGCGGTAAATGGCTTCTGAGCCTCGAGCGCGGCCAGCGCCGGCGGCAACATCTTGACCTCGCGCCGGCTGGACTTCGTTTTCGTGTCCTCGGCTTCCTCAGCCGTCTGTGTCAAAGCCCGGCGCACGACCGCCACGCCGCGGCGCCAGTCGATGTCGCCCCAGTCCAGCGCCACGAGTTCAGACGTCCGCATGCCGGTCCAGAATGCGAAGCGGATCAGGTTGGACGCCTGCACGGGCAGCGCGCTGATGATGGATGCCTGCTCATCCGTCGTGAAGGGATCGACGTCGTCGTCCTCCTTCGGGCCTTCCTGCTTACGATAGGTCCAGCCGTAGAGCGGGTTCGATGGAATCAGTTCGTCTGACACCGCATCGTCCAGCGCCTTGCGCATGACGCTCTGGATATTCGCCAGCCGCTTGTTGCCGCAGTCCAGCGTGTCGAGCCAGTCGCGGAATTGAGGGCGCTTCAGGTCGGCCATCCGCGTAGTGCCGAAGGTTGGCACCAGCTGGTAGTTGACGATCTTGCGGTAACCGTCGAAGGTGCTTGCCTTCAGGTGTTTGCGCTGGCGCTCGAGCCAGGCATCGAGATAGGGGCCTAGGGTATCGACCTGCCCCTTGAACTCGGCGAAGCGCAGGGCGTTCTTGGAGTTCGGGAAGCTCTGCGCGTAGACGAAGCTGCCGTTCTCGATCGCGAGCAGGACGGATGCCCGCCACTGCTCGGCCCGCTTCAGGTTAGCGGGAGTGGGCTTGAGCCGGATTCGCTCCCGGCATTCCACGCCGCGGTAGGTGAAGGAAATCTGGATGCTGCTCCCGGAGGCAGCCTTGACCCCTGTCCCATCTCGACCCATTCTTCGTATCCCCTCACGTCGATCAAAATGCGGCCGTCCTCGGCCCTGCGCCAGACCTTGCCTTCTTCCCAAGTGCCGTCGTACATCTTGTGGCGGATAGCCTTCTCGCTATATCCGGACTCGGCGGCAAATTTCGCGATTGTAAGGTAGCGGAGCATGTCACCCCCCGAACAAGTCTGCGACGGCCTTGCGCGCGCGCCGCGTTTGCCGCGCGTTCTCTGCATGGTGCTGCGCGTCGTAGCGAAGGTGGCAGCGCTGGCACCACGCGCGCAGGTTCTCCGGTGCACAGTTCTCCGGCGTGTGGTCGAGGTGGGCGATCGTGAGCACGACCCTGATCCAGCGGTCGTAGGTGTAGTCGCTCATGCGCGCGTAGCCACGGTGCGTACCGTCCGCGTCGTCGTAGACCTCGGCGTTTTCGGTGATATAGGTGCCGGCGTCGGGCCCTTCGCCGCGCGCGATCATCAGGCGGTTCGGCGCCTTGCATTGCTCGCAGCAGTTTCCCGCACGCGCGAGGATATCGGCGCGGATCTGCTTCCAGTTGGAAGGGTAGCGGCCGCGGTTCTCTGGCTTGATCGGCATGGCTTGCTCCATACTTAGATAGATGCGGCTCGTTTCGATAATGCGGGCTGCTGCTGCGGAAAACGGGTGTGGTGCGGTCATGCGATTTCTAAGTTCAGCCCCGACTGCCGCGTGCGCTCTGCCTGAAGGGCGATGTATTCGGGGTTGAGTTCGGCGCCGAGCCAGCGGCGGCCGAGACGCTGAGCAACGCTGGCCACCGTGCCTGAGCCCATGAACGGGTCGAAGACGATGTCGCCCGGGCGCGTGCCGGCGAGCACGCAGGGCTCGACCAGCGCTTCCGGGAAGGTGGCGAAGTGCGCAGCCTTGTACGGCTTTGTCGAGATGCTCCACACGCTTCGCTTATTTCGGTCCTCAGCCATCAGGAATTCTCGGTAGTAGCCTCCGAGCACGGCCTTTGCCTCATCGGCCATGGCTTGCACAACAGCATCGTTCTTCCCGAATCCGGTCTGTGTGACTTGAGCCTTTCCCGCATCGGTGATGCCCACGGCGCGAATTGCGGCGATGTGTTCTTCGGTCAGGCCGTGCTCAGCCGCAAGTTCGGCCGCGCGGCGCTGCTGGGGACGTGCCTCAGTACCACTTGCAGGTTCCTTGATGGCGTCAGCGTCGAAGTAGTACCGCTCCGACTTCGTCAGGAGGAACAGGTACTCATGCGCCTTTGTGCATCGATCGCGCACGCTCTCTGGCATCGGGTTCGGCTTGTGCCAGATGATGTCCTGCCGCAGCCACCAGCCGGCGTCCTGCAGGGCGAAGGCGAGGCGCCATGGCTGGCCCACCAGGTCTTTCGGCTTCAGGCCTTCGACCCGCACGTCGTTGCGCGGGATGGGCGCGTCGTCGCGCCGGAGGCTTGCGGTCATGCTCTTGATCTTCGGACCGCCGCCGCGGTGGCCATTGCCCAGAAGCGTCGAGGAATCCGACGGCGCACCGCCACCGCGCGAGCCCGCATAGCTGTCGCCCATGTTCAGCCACAGCGTGCCGTCGTCGGCGAGCAGCTCGCGGCAGAGGTCGAACACCTCCACCATGTTGGCGATGAACTCGCGCAGCGTAGGCTCCATGCCAAGCTGGCCGGCCACGCCGTAGTCGCGCAGGCCCCAATACGGAGGGCTGGTGACGATGCACTGCACGCGCACTCCGTCGGCGATCAGCGATCGCATGACGTCGCGGCAGTCGCCTTGGTAGCAGTGGTCGAGGGTCACAGCGCATCCCCCTTTTCGATAGCGCCCTTCTCGCCGTGCGCGGGTGCGGCGACATTTCTCGCTCGAAAAAGCGAGCGCACCGGTTTTCCGCAGTCCGCGCAGCGTGGGTTCGTTTCGCTCAGGCATGACATATTCCCAGCACCGAAATCATCGCGCGCTTCTTGCCAGTCCTGATAGCAGTCATACCAGACAACCATCCGGGTAACAAAGCCGCCAGTACCGCCGCAATGCGGGCATGCCTTCACCTCGATTGTCGGCCGCATCATTCCTCCGTATCGGTTTGCGAAGGTGCGGCGGTGCGCTGCATGGCGGTCACGCCGTCCAAATAATTGCGGAACTTGATCACGGAGACGCCTACCGTGCCTTTGCACGGCGCATCTGTCGCTGCCGCGATGGCGTTGAACAGAGTCTGATAACCGCACTCGTTCCACCACGGAACCCGCTGATCCTCCCGACGATGGGCGGCGCTGGCTTGCCACAGCAGCCATGCCCCCTCAATACTCGGCGCTTGGTAGGTGCCGTCATTGAAACGCGGAAAATCGTACCCCTCGTAGGCTCGCCACACCTTCGCATAGTTCGCCTCGAACGCATCCCGCTCGTCGCCGGTCGCGGTCGCGGGCGCTGACTGCGGTGCGGGGCGGCGGTTCCACGATATCGCGCAGAACTTCTTAGCGTCGGCCACCCCGATATGATGTGAACTCGCCCCGAGGCTTCGTGCAAGACAATTCATGCACCCGACGAACCAGACGCCATTTCCGGAAATTCTTCCCGTGTCGTGATCCTCGACAAATCCGGCCTCTCCATTGCAGAACGGGCACGGCTTCAGTTCTTCGCTCATTTCATCACCTTTTCGAGAACAGCGGCGTCGATGATGTCAATGCAAGATCTAATGCGCTCGCGGATACCCTCTTGCCCGAGGCGATCGATTTCCCCTAAGCATTCGGAAAAGGTCGCGCGGAAGCGATAAAGGTCCCATGCAGTTACGATAATTGGCTTCTCCCGTCCCTTCACAAACCACCCGCCCGCGTAAGTAGCCGCAGTCTCTGCCATGCACTCCGGCGAATGCGACACGCCATCGGTGCAGCCGCAGTTCATGCCGTTGCAGGGATCGGTGGGAGGGAGTTGGCGCTCATCCTGCTGCGCCGATGCGGCAATAGGCTGACCAAGCGCCCACAGGAACATGCAAAAATTCGCCACGTCGCGCGGATCGCCTTTCTCGAC